TAATCATTTGCTCATTCAACGATTCTTCTGCATCTCCAATATATAACCAACCAAGAAGGCGACCATACTTACCCATACCACCAACAAGTTCAGTTCTAATGATGAGATCGTCTTCACCCGCAACTGCTCCTTCCAACTTCTCTTTCATCCAGTTTGTGGCATCAATACCTAACGCCTTCTCTTCAAGATCACGGGTTCTTTTTTCCGGTGTATCAACTCCTGCAATTCTAACTCTTTCTTTCTTGTATAAATCAAAACCGAGATCAATGGTAACATCAATAGTGTCGCCGTCAACAACACGATTAATCTCTACTACTCGGAAGTTGTAACAAGACTTCCTGCTCGGTGGTGTCATTGCTCCCATCGTTCCAAAACTCCGCTAGTGCTTGATCCAAGGCATCTTCAGGTTGGGTCATTGTTTGTTCCAAGTGATACTGTTTCACATTCTCCAGTGCTTTGTTGTAAAAATCCATCCCCTTGTCCTGTGCTTGGACTGGGATCGTGCTCAGTAGGAGAATCGGGAACAACAGATACTTCATTTTCAGCATATGCCATACGAAATATATAGGCAACATAGTATAGCACACCTGCCAAAAGAATGGCAATCATAATAATTATTGACCAAACCGGATCAGTCATTTAAAAAATACCAAAACAATAATAGGCAATGTTGCCAGTGTTAGGATATTTAGTGATAATAATCCAAATGCCAAATATTTATTTTTATTATAAATCTCTAACCACCAAAAATTATATACTATTATAGTATTAAAAATTGGTGACAATAAAGTTTTAGTTAGTTTTTCCATTAACTTTATTGAGATAATCTCTTTCTGTTTTATATACACTATCAGGATTTAACCATATCTCTATACCTTCTTTCACCTGTGGAAATAACCACTGATGCACAGGTAGACATGCCTGCCAATTGACTGGTTGAAGACAACCCATGACAACAACAGAAGTGAATTTAATAAAGTAATTAGTTAGTATCAATATCATCACAATCATTCAAAGTTTTAGCAATTTCACCACCGACTTCTGCACCTTGTTTTTGACCAAACATTGTTGCCCATCCAGAGGCAACCCATCCAACAAAAGGAATAGCAGTCAGTGCTGGTGTGGCAGCGGCAGCCATACTAGCTCCTACTACGGCACCTGTACTTTGTCCACCACCTTCCGCCTTGATGCACTCTAATTTTTTGGCAGTCAACTTTCCCATAGTTTCTTCTCCCTCACTTTGAGACATAGTATATTGTTTCTCTGATATTATAGAGGTTTTTCCACCAATACCAAAAAATCCATTACTTTTATCAACATCTTTTTTTGTTGTCATTACCTTTGGGTCATTAGAAGCATAATCAATTTTATATCCATCAGTTCCTGCTTCTACAGTATAAGAAGTATAATCACCAACAGGAAGATTGATAACAGGGACTTGATTACGATTAACCAATAACCCAATTAGAGCAACATGCGAAAGTCCAAAAATAATACCAAATCCAGCAATAAACCATCTCATAGTTTTGTCCTCTGAATTTTAATCTTTTGGACTGGACTTTTTCTCCTCTTCTTTCTTCTCTTCTTCGTCTTTTTTCTTTGCTGTTTGAACTCCGAATGTTGCTAATGTTCCGGTAAATACTGATGCAATAAATGTTGGATCAATCTGTCTTTGAGGAACCCCAGGAATCGTGACATAATTAAGGGTCAGGATTGCTCCCGACCACGCAAGAATGACAACTCTCACAAGGGTAGCAACCCCTTCATCAGCCCATTCAAATTTGTTTTCTTTCTTTTTGGGATCCTCTTTCTTAGGCAGTACAGAATCTGTCATCTGAAAAGAGGTAAGGCTCTTTTATTTATTCATAGTGACTCATTTTATGCAAAAGACAATCTGCCATCACGATTTCCTCATCTTCAGTCATCTTGATGTATGGATTGATCATTGTATCTTCCATACAGTGATGAACGGCATGAAGAGGAGCTTTCTCATATCTATAATCAGGATATCCTGGTTTGAGGAAGATTTCCAGGCCAACAATCATAAAATAAAGTGTTTCAATCATTTCATGTAACCCTCATTGATAAGATACTTTTTAGTCAAAGGAGTTGGTGGATAAACTTCCCACATTGGGCGACGAGCACAAATCTTCAGAGCATCTCTTGTCATACCCTCAGTATGTCCTGCCCACATTGCTTCTTGCTCCCAAGGAAGTGCTTCTTTAGGATAAGTATCTTCTGCAATAGATCTCCAGTAAAAAGGAATTTTATCTTCATTAAAGATGACAGCAATCATATTATTATTGACTGATCCTGCCATGCAATCTTGAGCAACATGCCAACCTTCATGCCTTACAACACTCATCAATTGGTGTGGTTTATCCATGTAAGACTTATTGAGGAAAAACTTATTACCAACAGTATGATAAACACCACGATGAAGAGGTGGGAAATATTTATCATCTGCTAGAAATACCTCAACTCCAATTGATTGAAGAGCAGATAGCATTTCACCAAGCTCATTAGAAACAATACTAAAATCAATATCAGGATAATATTCTTGTAAGTCTTCCAGTGTTTTAATTTCCTTAACCCCATCTTGGCATTCCCTTAATAGCATACATCCCATAGAATCATAAGTTTTCCAACCTTTGACTTTTGGATCAGCAAGTCCAGGAGTAGCAAGAGCAAATGTAGACAGCAGAGCAATAATAATGTTTTTCATAGTTAATTAGCGAAATTGATTTAGACCATTACCAGATGTCCAACCACCAGGACCTTCATGGAAGTTTTCAGATCCACCAGGAGAAAGAAGAGGATTCAAATCAAGAGTTGTATTGTTACTTCTGGTAGCAACATCATACATCACTTGATGCATATTGTCAGGTTCGACAGAAAAATCATTCTCTCTTTCCTTTTGATTTTCTCTAACTTCTTCTATCATATATTCAATTGATTTCTCACTCAAAATCACAGGACCAAACCATGGGTCATATGGAAGAACATCAGGAGCAGGAATTCCAGTAAAAGGTTTTTCTTCGACTTTCTCAGATTCTTCTACAGCAACCTCTGGCCAAGAAATGGGATTGTCAAATTTATCTTTGAATGTAAATGTCTCTTTAATTTTATCAAACAAATTGTCCATGTCAACTCCTGATAAGTTTGTTTAGATAGTTGTAAGAATATTGAGTCCTATTGCCGTGAATACCCCATCCTAACCAACCATAGGCATAGTGCATATAGTAGTTAATACTCTTACCAGAATACTTTAAAACTGGCTCAAAATCTTTCCATTCACGCTCCGTAATCATATAACGAAGTTGAGTATCTATAGAAGAAGGACTACCACCTGTTTTTTTGGCATAACGTCCAAGTCCATAATAACGACCCGGTGATGTCCATTGAATCAACCCATAACCACCACTATGGCAACGATTGTAAGGAACTCGGTGACCACCTTCACATATATTAGAAATGAAGTTAGACTCCTGTTTAATATTACCAAGAACTGTTGCTAAAGCATAGTTATCTGTGATACCTCTTGTCTGTAGAAAGTTAAGAGTTTTCTTTTCGTTTGTATTACAACTTGGGCATTTCCAAATTTTCTTCCCAATACTATAAACCACTTCTGGTGGTTCTACCGGAGCAGGTGGAGGAGTTGGATTGAAAAATAAAGTTGGAATAATCAAAGCATTAATCATTGTGTTCTCCAAGATAATCTAATGAATAAATTTCATGGTCTTCGATATCAGGATCAAGCCACTCAAAAAACTCACAATGAAGAGCATGTGCATCTTCAACACATTTTACCGGATCATTGGCAGGAGATTGGCACAGAGTGTGCATTCTGTCAACTGCCCAGTCATGCGTCGTTTTCAGAGTGTCTTCCAAAGTTACCATAGTCTTTACGCATGTAGCGTCCGAGAATATTGCTATTATAGTATGCAGGCATCCCGTTGTCAAGCGATTCAGATAAGACATTATTGAGGAAAAGTTGTTTGGTTTCCTCATAGTTACAAAGACCTTTCGTCTTATGTATACTCAAAATTTCTCTACTGAAGGTCTCTTTACCGTATTTTTTAACATCTTCCTTTAATTCAGGACAAGATCCATAATATTTCTTCCAGTCAGATTCTATTTTTACTTTTCTCTTTTTTCCTATTGGTGTTCTGAATGACCAAAAATACTTTCTACCAATGTATTGTCGTTGGTTTGACTTATTGGTAATGAGATAAACAAACCCAAAGTTATCCCCAATATCGCAAGAATCAAAAACTCTTTCGTTATATCTCCACTCATTATCGTAGCTCATACTATAAGTATCTATGAGCTAATATTTATCCTTCAACCCTAACAAAGGTATTCTAATAAAAAAGAGGGTTGTTGTCAACCCCCTTGATAGATTATGTGAGTTTTGTATCAGTCTTCATCACCAACTGACATCCCACGTCTTCTTCTGCTCCTGTTACCAGTGCCTCTATCACCTGCACCAAAATCACTTTCACCGCCTCTACCACCTCTTGTGGCACGCTTCTCTGGATCTGCACTTACCATACGACTATACATCTTTCCTTTCTTCAGTGCCTTCTTATAACGCTCACCAGTCAGTCCCTCATCAACTGCTTCAACTTCTTC